CTACCTGAGCAGGGCCTACCTGAGCGGGGCCAACCTGAGCAGGGCCGACCTGAGCAGGGCCAACCTGAGAGGGGCCGACCTGAGCGGGGCCGACCTGAGCAGGGCCAACCTGAGAGGGGCCGACCTGAGCGGGGCCGACCTGAGCAGGGCCGACCTGAGCGGGGCCAAATGGCGCGACGGCGTTATTATCAACCGCCGACCGTTGTTCATCGGCGGTCTCTCTTGGTCAGTGTGGGTGCTCGACAGCCATATGCAGATAGGTTGCGAGCTTCACAAACTATCCGAATGGGCAGAGTTCGATGACCGCCGTATCTGCCAGATGTCAGGCAAGGAAGCGGTCAAGTTCTGGCGTACGTATAAAGACGTCCTTCTTGCGATCGCTAAATCCGACGGCCGCGAATAAAGCGAAACCGTTAGACGAGCGTCGTGTCGTCTTTCGGTCTATCTAGGGTGGTACCTGGGTACTGATGCGCCAACCAATTTCTTAGGAGGAGAACATGAGCAAGACAGGTAAAGCTAAATCTATCCGGCGCATAGCTAAAGACCTTGAGCTGCACGCTGAAGGTTTGTACGAAAACCTTGAAGCAAGCCAGAAGCTCTATACAGCGGCGCGCACGATGCGTGAAGCCGCCGATCTTCTGGACCCGCCAACCATCAAGCACTACACACCGGACTTCTAGCCATGAAACTATATCGCGTTCATATGCACGGTGACTTTGATGCTTGTTCCGAACGTAGCATCTGGTTCACGCGAAAGAGTGAATATCCAAAAAACCGTAATGCGCTTATTGCACTGTGCCTAGACGCTGAATCCCGACCTGCGCCTGTATTAGAGGCATTCAATGTACCAACCACGAAGGAGAGGCTATGTGCATTCCTCAATAGTTTGGAGGCGTATTGATGCAAACCTTCCTGCCGTACCCAGACTTCGCCATGTCTGCTGCTTGCCTGGACATGAAGCGTTTAGGCAAGCAGCGAATCGAAGCACGCCAGATCTATAACTGTATCACAACCGGATCGACAGGGTGGCGTAACCACCCCGCGATTCGTATGTGGCGCGGTTATGAATTGGCACTGGCCTGTTACCATGACGCCATCATCCGGGAATGGTTAGATCGTGGATATAACTCGACCATGACACGGCTCATATCATGCAACGTAAATGAAGTCGAAGCATACATGGCAAAATATGCCGTGGTCATGCCGCCATGGTTTGGAACGCTTGAATTCCATGCCAGCCATCGAAGCAACCTTCTACGGAAAGATGCTGCATGGTATGGTCAGTTCGGGTGGGCTGAGCCACACGACCTTCCTTATGTGTGGCCAGTATGAGAGTAAGAGGCGAAACCGGCATGTAGAGCGTAAGCCGGTCTTCCCAATCAACCGATGTGCCCTTTGGGAACCGATGAGTGCGGGGCACTTCACTTCAATCTAGGAGGAGATACGAAAGTGGCATTGAAATATCCCATGGGCATGATCGCACGTGCGCTCGTGCTCAACCTTATCAGCGACTTCGGCAAAGACGCTCAGGCCGAGCCCGATTCCATGCGTGAATCTCTCGGCGTGGCCTTTCACACCGAAGGCAAGAAGCTGACGGCCAAGCAGCTTGAACGGCTTGGGACTGTCATCGAGAAACAGACGGCGCCGATGTTCAAGCGCTTCGACAAGCAGCTCAAGAAGTTCAAGCAGCGGCAGAAGGACAAAGCCAGCGGCAAGACACCCAAGAAGGTGCCGCCTCCCGGCTTCGGCAAGAAAAAGAAGGCTGTCCAGCCTGCCAAAGCCAAGAGCGCCAAGAAGAAGGCGGCATAATGTCGAAACCCTGGAGCCGGTACAGCCCGGCCCCAGCGGTCGTATCCGATTGGTTATCGGATGCCTGATGATGACAAACCAATTTAGGAGGTGAATTTGCGTAAGACGGTCTACGTCATAGCAAAGGGCCATGCCCCTAGCTATACCTACCTCTGCGGCCGGGGCCATGAACCTAAGCAACTGTTCAACAAGAATGGGCTAATCGGTTTCATCACCGACCCGTTCCATGCGCACAAGTTCGTGTCACAAGCCCAGGCCCAGCACTTCCTGGACAAGCACGGGCACAAGAAGTGGGACGCTGACGCTCAGGCACTGCGAGTCACGTTCAAGGTCGAGAGCATTGACTCACTGATCATGACTGCGCCCGCACCGCGTTCTCAGCAACGGCAACTATCCCTAATCGATGGAGGAAGGAAATGAGCAAGACCTCAATCACCGTCACGAAAGAAAGCTATCCCACACTGTTCAAAGCGTTCCAAGCAATGCAAAACGACAACGGCATATCCGTCGAAAGCACCTATGTCGTGCCCGCTGAATGGGCACACTTGGTCAAAGATGCAGAAAAGGCTCTAGCCCAGCTTACCGAAGAAGAGCTCGAGACCTTCTGCATCGGCGATCAAGATGAAGCCGCTAACGTGATCGTGCCAAAGTACGAGGACAAGATCCCGATCGATACAGCGGGGCGGCTGCTCAACGCATTCTTCGACGGCTGGGACTGGGACGACTAAACCCAACCGAACTCTATACAGGAAGGGCAACCTTTACATATGCCTTGGGAAACGGCTAGGTTTGTTTCCCAATGTCGAAACCCGGTCCGTGAGGCTGGGTCTACCGGTCAAAAGCCAACCCGGTACTGAAGAGACAGGCCAATACACTAGGAAGGAGATAGCCAAATGGCTACGAAGTCAAAGCCCCGCCGTCAGGCTCAGGGTCGCCGTTCGACGTTGCTGTCGGAAGCGCGAATCAAGATCCTGGCACGCGGAAATCCCCATGTGAAGGGGTCAAAGGTCGCACGCCGCTTCGCAAAGTATGCGAACGGTATGACCGTTGCCCAGCTCATCGAAAAGGGCGGCACGCGGTCGGACCTGAAGTTCCAGCTCGATCACGGTTGGGTTAAGCTGGAGAAGCCGAGGGCCAAGCCCAAGGCTGCTACCAGTGAGGGTAGCTCGCACACAGCCGCTTAGGCGCGGTCGTGCGCGGGGGGTCACGTAAGGAGGTAGTATCGATGGGCCGGATGCCTGGGGAAATTCATCCGGCCCATCACCTTCTCAAAAGCCATCTGATGATGCTGGTCTGGCGACTGGCGAAACCCATCAAGGGTCATGGCAGCCATTCGCGTGGTGGTGTTGATGAGTGTGCTATATTTCCGTGCACGGACCATCAACACGCTGCGCCTTGATAAGAGAAAAGGCATCTGCCTGCCTCTCCTCCGCCGCCCTCATCGCGGCCTAGACTTGGGCGGGGAGCTGCCGCCTAACCAACGGCAACAAAGCTCCCCGCCCAATTTTTCTATTTGGAATCTGTATTGTCAGCTATGGGCCGGGGAAGGCCAGGTGATCAACGACGCAAGTCCAACGAGCATCCGCTTTCCTCGGTCCATTCACCCTAAGGAGGCTCAATTGCCAAAAGCAGCCGCGACCATCGTTGACCGGATGAAGCGGGCCGGGTCGAAGCCTCTGAAAGAGAACCTCGAAGGAAAACTTACGAAATCCCACCACCATAATCGTGCCAAACGGTACGTTGAAAAACGCCTGCTACGAAATCTGTGGCGGGCGTGGCGTACGGCCATCATAACCGCGCCAACTATTAAACGGCTGCCGCACGCCAATCTTTTGCAGGCTGCTGAGTAATAAGCAGCCGGGAGAAAGTGAGGCCACGGGAGTTTCGACAACCATTCAGGCAATGCCCCACTTCTTTCTTCTTTCCCTTCACCAAAGCTCGCGTGATTGGCCACCTATGAGACGCCCTAATCAGGCCATTAACATATCGCCAATCGCGCGAGCCCCTTTTCTTTCAAGCGAAACCCGTTTATATGGTTCATCAGGTGCTCCTATTGAACTCGCCCGGTTAAACGGACACTCACATTCGGCCGAGATTGGGGAGGTGGACTGCTTCCGGTCGCCTCCCCTTTTCCGCTCAAGCACCCCCCTGTATTATTGTTTTGCACTAATTCAATATTAGTAGGAGACGTGTCATGTGAACCTGACCGCGTTCAATGCGGAATGCCAATTACTGCGGATGGTAGAGACCCGGCATCTGACCACAGGTGCCGGGTCTTTTCATTTATCCATTTCTGTATTCTAACATTGGAGGACGTTATGGCACCGACGCTACACGGAGGAGAATTCCCTAATGCGCAAAGGTGACTGGGTATATCATCGTGACCGGCCTGGAAGGGTCGGTCGTATCTCGAAGGCACATTGCAGCTATAAGCCTAAGATGCACGAAGTTCAGTTCGGCGCGGACGGGCCGTTCGAGATTATTTCCGAATACCAGCTCCGCCGTGCTACTCAGGCACAGATTGACCTTGTTATGGGAGTGACTTCAGAATGAAGTACAAGATCAGAATCGAGAAAGAGCTCGAAGGTTTCTGGGGCGCTGATGAAGCCTTCCAAGACGGCGGCGCTGACCTCATCCGTGATATTCTGCTTGAGGATATCGAGGCCATGATCAGCGATGCGAAGCTCACGATCCTCAAAGACGATGAAGTCATCTTGGCCACTGACCTATTCCCGAAAGACGAAGATGGCAACTCAAGAGATAAGCTGGCTGAGGCGCACCGCTACCTCGCAAGCCGGTACAGGCTGGATAGCGGACACGCTGGCGCGCAAGAAGCTCAGCCGAAACGGGCTCGATATAGCTATCGAACGCGTGACGGAGGGCTTGACGCTTCTGAAAGAGATCAAGGCAGGAGAAAAGAAATGAGAGACCCCGCACGCATCGATCGCATCATGAAGAAGCTTCAGAAACGGTGGGAGTCCGTGCCTGACCTGAGGCTGGGTCAATTGATCTATGCCGAAATATGCAGCATCAGGAACGGGGACATGCCACCTATGCCTGAGCTCTTCTACCTGGAAGACGATGTCTTTGAAGACGGCTTGAAGGATTGAACTCATGAAGAAGAAAGCTGTGAAGGTCACGAGCAAGAAAGCCAAAGGTTCTAATCGAAGGACGTTCTATTATATCGATGCGGATGAATATTATCCGTTATGGTTCCCCGTCAAGGTAGAGGGTGGTTCGCGCAAGACCGCTGGCTGTGTGCCCATACCAAGAGCGAAGCTGGCTTGGATACGCCGGACCATGCGTGAGTTCGAGAAGACCCAGGATTATCTCAACGCGCTCAATGACAACCTTCTTCTTGACTTGGAGATCAAACGCAAGGAAAGCAAACGCAATGTGCCAGCACGGTGACACAATCACAGTCTATACCTATAACGGGAAGGCCATAGACGTTGACCGCTGCATAGCCCCGCTTATGATGGCGATCAACGGCAGCGTCGGCGGCTTTGAAACAATCGCGAGTTGCTGCGGGCATGGTCAACGACCGGGAAGTATTCTTTACCGCAAGTTCGGAGAACCACAGGTCTATGAACTTCTCCTCATGACTTTTGAACAGGGACGGGAGCTGGATCACCTTTGGCCTGACATCCACGGGGTGCGTAATCCAGATACCTGAATCCAAAAATTCCCCCAGCGCAGCGCGCCAGGAAATCGCATGATGAAAACCTACCCCCACGGAGATTGAACTCAGGGTCGTGAACATGAGGAACTCAGGCTGGGATCTCCAAAAAATTCCCTAGCCAGCAATTTTGCCTGGAATGCTATGGGGTCATTACCAAGAAAAACCTAAATCCAGAAAATTCACTAGCCAAATATTTTACCTGAAGCTTCAGTTTCTATTCCGTTCCTAGCAATTTTCCATCATATCCACCGCCAGCCTGGGCCAACCCTTGCCCTGCCTGCCTTGTAGATGGATTGAAGTTGATTCCTTACAAGGGGTATGGCTGTGTGCGCGTGCCATACCGTTTGGTAATTCTATGCTCTGTATTACCGTTTGGTTATCAGCAGATAGGATTTCTTACATGAACTGCTTCACAAGCTGGATGAAGACATTCAACATCAACGATGAAACAGCGGCACAGATTCTCGGCCTTGGAAACAAGGTCACGCTCTATAGGTACAAGAAGGGAAGGATACCAAACGGTAATGCTGCATTCAAGATGCTGATAGCTGCCTTGACTCTTGATTCCACTCCTGAAAAGGAACGCTTCGAGGATTGGGTTGTCACGCTGCTTGAATGTGATGAAGGATTCGTATCAGCCTATGAAGCCGCGCTCGTTGCCAAACGGCAGTCGAGCCAAAGAAGCCTGTGAAGTCTAAGCTTATAGAGCCCGATGATGGTGTGTCCATCTTGAAGCGGGCCGCTCAACAGGCCAGACTGAAGAAGGGATCCAGAGAATGAAACCCAAGAGGGTGAAGCCCAAGCTCATCGAACCCATGATCGGCAGTTGGATCATACGTAGCAAAGCCGATGGTGAGGCCATCATGGAAACCTTCAACAAGAAGCTGGTCGACAGGCTCAAGACCGAGAAGTATGAAGCCGTGCCTGCGAAACAGCACCTTGTTGAACTGAACAAGAAGTACAAGCTGGCTTATCACGTTGCACGGCGTTCTAATGCGTGAGGGGAATTCCCTGTCTGTATTATGTCTATGGAAGCTGGCGTGCTTGATTGTCTCTCGCGATAGCCCCCTCGCCCGCTGCGGGGAACAGGGCTCGTAGGGTGGCCCTGGGCGCGTCAGCTTCCACCTCCACCGTATAGAGCCCAAATTGCCTCACCAGTCAGCTTGAACCCAGGTGGGCGCTAGGGCCGGGGTAGGCCCAGGCTTCCCGCAACGTACGGGGCTTAAATTGCCTCCGTGGTTAGCGGAAGGCTTGGGGGTTGTAAGGGTAGCGGGCTGGACCGTTCCCATTGACCAGGAGCCAAATTTAAGCTCGCTGCTTGGCCCGTTTGCGCGGCTGGGTGGGGCCAGCCGCCGTTTGGGGCGGCAGGTAGAACTCAATTTGCTTGTCTGACTTATTACTTAGGGCCATGACGGTCAGGTCCTGTGCCAGCCTGACATCATCCCGTGACAAGCCTTCGAACGGGTCACGGCATTCGACGGGCATGGCTGATGGGATGGTCTTGTCCCATTCCTTGTGTCCCGACACGCCGAAGGGCTGATCGTGCTGCTTGTCCCATTTGGATGGCTTCTTGCCTTTGACGTTGTAAGGCATCTTCATCGTTTCTCTCCCACGGTTGCTTTCCATACACAGAACAGGAACGCGGCTACGACCCCGACAACCACGATGAAGCCCTCGATACTGTCTGGCATGAACAGTCTGACAGCGTCAACGATCATCGAACCCTTCCCTCCATGAATATCCTGCCGCGCCTGACCATGCGTGGGCGCTTCTCGAGATTGTATCCGTGCTGCCTGTTCGTGGAATGATATTCAGCGGTCCAATACTTCTCACGTTCCAGGAGAGATTTGCACTCCAGCGGGACCAGCTCTAGGATGCTGAACTCGAAGGCATCCAAGCCATAGGCGTCATAGGCACGCTGTAGAAGTCTGTTCTTGTGAATGCACTTGGCCAGCATGGTACGGTGCTTGGACCATCGAGACGCGATATCGGTCGTTGAACCTACATAGTTCAGGCCATCAATACGGTTGTGGATCAGATAGACGCCACAAAGCTTCCTGGCCTTCACCGTACATAGCCCCGACCAAGCCGCAACGTGTCGTATTGGACGGCTTCACGCACACCGACGATGATCTTGTGATCCTTCCTGGCCAGGGATTCATTTACGGTATCAAGGATGAATTCCTTCAACTCGTCCTTCTCAACAGCCGTGAGCTTCGACAGAAAGGTGGGTTCATTCATCGTCATCGTCATCGTCAAGGTCAAGGCTGATCTCTTCAAAGTCTTTCAGCCGGGGCGGCTTCTTCATCCGGACCCGCTTGGGCTTGGAGGGATTCTCGGTCAGGTCTTCGAAGTCGGCGTCTTCAGATTCAAGGTGCGTGAGGGGGAGCCCTTTGGCCTTCAGGTGCTCTTCGAGGGTCGTGGCCTCACGGTCGAGCTTGCCCATATCCTTCGCTACCCTATGGAGGCCGACGGTCTTGGCCAGGTGAGCCGCTGACTTCACGCCGCCTAGATATAGGATGAAGTCGAACATGGGATTCTCATAAACGTACATGCGAGTCATGTCTTCTATGATGACCCGCAGCCACGCCATGTCCCATATGATGCCGTTCTGGGCCGTGGTCATCATATCCATTCCGCCCATGTCGGAAACCGAGGCCGTGTACATCTCGCGGGCACGGCGCACGCGTTCATTGCGCTGGTCTACGCCAGACAGGAACACCTTACCGTTGCCCATCCGCGTACCGGCCTGGGGTGAGGTGAGGAGCTTCTTTGTGAAGGATTGATTAGCTGTGCCGAGATTATCAGTGCGGATGCCAAGGTGGACGGTTGAGTTTGAATGCGTGCGTTGAACGTACACCTTGTGCGTCTTCTTCCACTTCCCATCTTGCTTGATTGTGGTTTTCTTCTGCTGGGGGCGTTCCAAGCCTGGGTGGGATTCATGCATTAACCTTACTCGGGGCTATTTTTGACTGGGAATTGATGGCCGGTTCCAGAGATCCCCCCCAGAGAGGTTCCAGAGATCCTTTCGAACCCCCATCAGCGCTCTTTTTCAGATAGGTGTTGAACATCTCTCTGAACCTCTTTGCAGAAATCCCATGAGGCGGCACATCAGGGGTCTGAGGGCCACCTGTAAACTCAAACATTGATTACCGCGCTCCTTACTGGTTTTAGCCTAGAGTTGATCTGAACCACGCTGACTGATTTTACCTTACATCGCCTTGGCTTTTTAACCCGTTTTAGAACTAGATACTAGTGGAGCCCAGAATTGAGGTCTATAACCCTGTCAGGATCCTTTGAATTGACCTGATCCTCAGGTGAAATATCGATCTGATCTTGAATTGGATTTTCCGGGTCGGTCCGGATCTCCTTTGAAACGTTCTGCTTGGGAGAATTCAATATCCCGTAATGAGCATCCAACGTCGGACCCCAGCCGTCTCTACCGAAGGATTTCCTAGGGTTTGACTCGGGGGCTTGTTCAGGGCTATCCATAGGGTTCTTTTGGTCCGAACTCCTTGCATTCATGAGCGCCATGAACGAACACGCCATGAGCACTATCATGAAGCTGACCACGAGCAACCCGACTTCCCTGCCCTCATACATGCCCAAGCCGTACATCACCAGCGGCGGGATGGCCGTCGCCAGCATGGTTATCGCCAAGAACCTGATCCTGACCGTGAGCCCGGTCTTCATTTTATCCATTCCTCAGATAAAGGCAGGGGCCTCTGCCCGAGCTTGTAAAGCACCCGGCCGCCTCATGATTGCCTACTCAGGTACGAACAGATACTTCACTCTGCCGTCTTTGAACTGTATCCCGATCGTAAAGTCTTGGCCACGCAATGAAGACCGACCACCGCGCTTGTTCGCTGATAGTGCACTGAATTCATTGACCAAGGTCTTGACCTGTGGATTATAAAGCCGTGCCGGTAGAGAATGATACTCCAAAAATTCCTCCCAAGTATCGTACTCCCGCTCTTGTGAAGTTGCTGTCGATCGCGGTGCGCGGGTAGGATTCAACCCACGTGAGGGCGACACCTCACACCCATCCAGCCTAGCGGTCTCGAAGGTTTCAGTTTCTTCGGATTCGTCGCCGAATAGCAGCACGGCTAGAACACCTTCCAATCCACGCACCTTGTTCGTTGTGATATTCACATCGAATTGCGCGGTCCAGCCCGTCCATGCCTTTTTGATCTGCACTGCCTCGGACTTGACGCCGATGTATTCCGATATGCCTGGATCGCCAAATTCCAGAGACCGGAAGGCCCGCGCTGCTGGCACGCAATAAACCCTGAGCCTAGTCTCGCTTATAGAAGCGTCTATTCCAATAAGCAGGCCGCGCGGTGTTTCATTCAAGACTTCGTTATAGTCAGCGTGCTTGCTCCATCTTGACCGCTTCCGTGTGAATTCAAAAAGCTGTCTGTTGAACATGAAGCTCGAGAAGCCGCGCCTATCAACGGTCACTTGCACAGGCGCACCTTTATGGCTGGCTCCGTGCGTAACCCACATCATATCGTTCATACGAACTTCCTGTTCAGGAGGAAGATCGCATTTGCGATAATCATCTGCCAGGAATGGTTGGAGGTAGCCTAAACGTGCTGATACTATATCGAGCGCTTTTCGAACATTTGCTAACATCATAGTCTCCTTTTGAACTAATGAGCGGTTGAACAGTTGAACATGAACGTACAAACATACTATACAGAAGAGGGGAGTATTATACTTGACAAACCCAACGCCATAGGTAGAATGGGCTCATAGAAGGAATTGAGCCCATGTCTATCCTATCTCGCCCTTACTTTCACGATGAAGTTGCCGCCTTTGCCAAGTTGGAAAGCATTGTCTGGCCCGAGGGTCCGACGTGCCCGCATTGCGGCGCGCTAGATCGCATCAACCGTCTTGGCGTACAGACGACCAAGCCGAGCAAGCCGACCAGCGGCGAACTCTGCAACGAGTGCAAATCGAAACAGGCGGCCGGAAACTGCCGCTAAGTACGCGTGAATATCAGGTTCGCGGCGTCGCCCGCGAAATATAGGGTGTGGATGTGCGGTCCGTAGTCCACACCCTTTCTTTTTGCGAACTCGTCGAAGCAGGCGAGGCATACGACCAGCCCGGATAAGTGCACCGGCACGACGGTTAGCCATATGTCCGGCGGAACCGTGAAATCGAATTTATCTTTACGTCCACACGCCTTGCAGGTTTGACGCTGAGGATCAGGGTCCATAGCGTTAAACTTAGTGGACCCACTTCTAGTTTCTGGGTTTGTCAACTATAACACTCCCACAGAAGAGCCATCATAGATGCGCTACGATCGCCCGCCCGGTGCGAGAAATGCAGTAGCCCGCTCCGGCGGGTAGCCCGTCATCAGACCAGAGCGGGCGGTGAAACGCTGCCAAGCCCCGTCTTGCCAGCGCACGAACGCACCTACGAACGGTTTTACGGTCGAGCTTGGTTCGCTGCTGGATAGGCGCAAATGGTACGCACATCTCACCGTCAGGGGATGTCAGTGCGTTCAAAGCCTTCAGGCATTTGGCTTGATTCGGGCTCATTTCAGTTCTTTAGCCGCCCTTGATTCTTGCGGAAGAAACAGCCGAAATAAGCGTGATGCCTACCGCTGCTTTCCAACCCAGATCCCAAGAAATCAGGACCATACCTATGACTGTTACGATAGCGCAAATGAGTATGAAGGCACCTTCACCATCTTTCATTGCACGGTCTCCTCTTCCTTGAGCTTTTCATCTATCCAGGCTCTGATCATATCTGCCATGCTGGTGTACTTAGCATCCCTACGAGATTTCAAGTGCGCGGCCCTGCGCAATCTGTCTATGATCTCCACGGGCAGACGCAACTGATATGTTTCAGTCGGAAGGGTCGTTCCATCCCGCCGCTTGAACTTTGTACGTACTACCTGCTTAGCTTCATCAGTCATTTGCGAATAATCCTCCGCAGCATCCCGATGTATTTGTCCATGTTCTTCCTGAGAAGTTCATCCGTTTGAGGATCAGTTTGCCTCATGTCCTTCTCCGGGGAATAGAAAGTGTATGGCCTATACCGGCTCGACTTCTTCCCCGCCGCAATCGCCCTAGGATCACACTTCACAAAGGTCCCCGCGTTGCGCGCCTTCACGGCTTCACCTTTATGTCAGCGAACTGGACCTTCGAGGTTATGGCGGGCACCGCGCCTGATGCTTTGTAGCGTTCAACAGCCCACCAGAGCGCCAGTCGACCTGGACCACCATGGGTGTCTAGCTTCTTTGCGACTGACATGGTATGGACCTGCACGGTGCGATAAGACAGGCCAAGAACGTGCGCGATCTCCTTATGCGCCATACCGTCAGCGACCATGTTCATTATCTCTATCTCACGCTTGGTCAATGACCAGCCCGGATGAACGAACGTGCTCTCGTCAGTCATTAGGCCCTCGATAGAACTGCCCTGACGGTATTTCGACTGATGCCACTAACTCGAGCCATGCGCTTGATTGACCACCCGCGTCGCATATACTTGTTGAATATCCAAAGCTCAAGCTGTGACCCGGGGCAGCGACGTGCTTGTGTGCGGCACGTTTATACGCCTGACCGCCTTGCCATTCATAGCCCACGTCTGCCCACCCCAAGATAGCTATGCTCAACGAAGTTCACAGTCTTGTTACTGGCCCAGCACGCGCCGCAGGTAGCACAGCACGTGCGCCAATGGTGGCAATCAGATGAACAGGTAGCCCGCTCTTCTAAGGTCAGCGTGTAGATGGGCATCCCATTCCATTTGCCTTTGGATACCCGTTTGCCGATCTTGAGGTTGTTCTCACCACTGATCAGAACATGGAGGCGCTCATCCGGTGATTTGACACGGCTGCGATAGAATATGGACCTGCCAAGAGCTACTGAAGGGGACGGGTGTGGAATCACACCTTTAGCCGGGTAATGCTCTTTGAACCGGCGTTGCTTATCTCCTTTGTCTTGCGGCCCGCGCATGACTTCAATTCTTGTTCAGGTACGTCAAGCGATAGCCATCAGCGGGAGCGCTGCCACGACACCCGATGCCGTCAAATCTGGCGGGTTCAATCTTAGCTACATCCTTCACACTAGCACGAACATAGGACACGAGCGAGTAGATCACGCTTGGCCAATGGCCGTCACCACCTTCACGCCCCGTACCGCTGCGCCGTTTAGGCACATCGCGCATGTTATGTGGCCCCCACAGCTCATTGATTATTGACGTCATGCGCACGATCTTGCCTTCATGCTTTACCAACATCGCCAGTATTGTCACCTGTTGATTTGTAAGGTGTATTCTCTCCCCCAAGATCTCTGCTTCATGCAGATCGGGGAACACCTTCAACACGCCGTTTTCTTTTTGCATTACCTTGCCATCCATAACACATACATGACGGCTAGAATAATCAGGACGCACATCAACGCCCAGAAATTATATGATGCCCTACGGTGCGCACACTCATCTTTGTCAAGGCACCTGACCGGATCGAAACAATCGTCGCATGGTAGCTTCAGCATGGCTCAGCCATGTAGTCAGGCTTGATCTCGATTACAGGTGGCGTGGCTTGGAATACCGCTACGGTCGGAGGATGCTGATATCTAGCTGCATCCAGAATTATGACTTCAGTGTCATAATCATATTGGTACAGGAGTTCGAGTAGTTCCCAAACTTTCATAGCTCACCCCCCTATTGGCTCTTGTATGAAGTCCCGCGTCAGCACGTCCTGCTTAGGCAAGAACGCTACGAATTCAGCCGCCAAGACATAGAAGCGTTTCCCTGGATTCGTACGCGCCTCACGCACCGCGATGTTGATGGCTTCTTGCTTGGGGCACCTGTAGTTCAACTCGTATTGATCGGGCGGCACATCCGGCGAAAAGACCATCCAGAACGGTTTCTCAGAAATTATTGGCATAGCCCTTACACCGTGATCACAGTGAAAATAATAGTTGCGGCCACAAAGTTCACAGGTCTTAATATCAGTAGCACTCATACCTCTATCCTCGAACCCTTCCTGTCTTTGATGACGTCAATCACACCGTCGAACGGGTAGTCTAAAGCGTGCTGGTCAATAACCCATACCTGCTTACCGTTCTGTTTGGCCTGTTCCTGCAAGAGCTGGAGCATATCCTCTTCACCCGTACCTGATAGCCAATACAGCTTCTCATCCCATACCTGGATATTCGTTTCAATGCCCCGCTGCCGTAGAATAAGATTTGCCAAGCCTAGCGCGCCAGCGAGCCTGAGCCTTTGGCCTTCACCACCAGACCACGACTCCCACGGCTTAACGTCATTCTCTTTTCCTGTACCAGGATCTACAAACACTTGAAGTCCACGACTGATGCTTCCACCCTTGGTCTCACGTTCAACTGCGAGTTTGACCGTCCAGTTCTCCATGCCAAGGCCGGTGAGGTAGTTATTGACCTCGACCTCTAATGCTTGGAGCGCTTCATCTATTTCGAACAGCCTGATGTCCTTGAAACCCTTCACCCAATATTGGGCCTGGGGAATGAGGGGCTCTAGTTCCTGCATCTGCTTCTTGGTCTTCTTCAGTATCCTTTCAAGCTCCATTAGCTTGGCACGGTTGCGCTGGATACGCTCAGCATAGGCTGAGGTCTGGTTCTTAGCATCTTTGAGCGCACGCTGCCCGCTCTCTAACTTCGTATCACATATTTGCAGACTGTGTTGGCATTGACGGATTTCATATTCAACAGCCTCGAGCTGCTGGTGCGCAACGCATTTCGACCTAGCCTTCTCTAAACCACCCTTCAAATAGTTGTACCGCTTTTCCAGCGCTTCCAGCTTTGCCGCCAGTTTGGTCTCTTTCTTATCGAACGTGGCCCTATCAACTTCCAAGCGCGCCAGCTCTTTCTTGAGGTGACTGTTATCTATCTTCTGGCCACAAGTAGGGCAGATGTCCTTAGCCTGCTTTATGCGTGCGATCTGGCGATTGATAGCAGCTACCTCAGCCTGAACCTTGGCAACTTCAGCTTCAAGGCCAGCGGCTTCAGTTGCAACAGCATCTATCTTCTCTTGCTCAACCGCTAGGATGTCCGCTTCAGTCTTAGTCCTGACGCTCAAGTCGTCGGCTTTCTTGCTCAGCCCATCATACTGCTGAACGACATCGTCCCGCGCAGCCTTCAAGGTTCGGATACCATCACGAATAGCCTCTAACCGCTTACCTTGTTCCTGGGCTTCAACAACCGCTGCCGCTTCATCTTCCGCAATAGCGGCCGTGAGTTCCTCGATGCGTGTTTCATTCGTTAGTTGCTGATGCTCCAGTTCTTGGAAGTTGACCGCGAGCTCCGACGTCGTGTGCTTGGCGTGTTCAGCACGCTCGAGCCAGAAGTTGAGGCCCATCAGGTCTGTGAACACGTCGAGCTTTGGCCCAGGCGTCAAGTCAAAGAACATGACGGAGTGCTGGCCGAATATGATGCTCTGTTGAAACCGTTCAGAGTTCAACCGCAGCATGTCTTCAAGCTGTTCCTGGGTAACGCCCCGTTCTTGCTTGTCCTGAATCACAGCAAGTGAGTTCGGCTTATAAGTGCGCTTGACCTTGGTGGTCATGCCGTCCAGGCACAAGCATACCGTGACCGCTGTGCCGCCTTTTTTGCCCCATGGGGCTAGGTTTGGACTCTTTACCGCCCGTAGGCTGGCCCCATAGAAACACCAATGCACGGCGTCCCAGACGCTCGACTTGCCGACGCCGTTGGAGCCCATATCTGGCTCATATTTGTTCGTGCCTCGGATATAGTACAGGCCCGGACCGAACTTCCTGAGATCCAGAACGTGTTCACCACGGTAGGACTTGAAGTCTTGCAGCTTGATCCAGAGAAAGTTCACAGCATCACATTCAAGTTTGTGGCAGAGTTACCTCGTAGATCACATCCGAGTTTGAAATCGAATTCCAAATATAATAATAAGGCAGTCCATCAAAGACGATCTCAGCACCCGCCCGCTTCATGATTTCGATGAATGCCTCATGGTCTTGCCCAGCGATGTTGATGAAACCCTCTTCGGGGAAGCGAATGCGATAGCCATGCGCCCGCCACCATCCTTCTCGCACTAATGCCCTGTTAGTCATTCGAGCCCCATCTCCTTGAGGAGGGCGGCGGCCGTGGCGCGGTAGAGATCGGCAACATCTCCGTCGCCGGCCAATCTATGGTGCGCGGCCGTACTGCTCCGCCACATTCGCCGCTTCCTCCACCTTCGCGATCTCCCGCGCGATGTCTCATGCCGTCTCCTCGAGCACGCGGCGGGCCTCTTCAAACCCACAGTTGCAAGTTCCAGTCCATCGGCCGCGACAATTTGTATGGTGTGTCAGATACCCGTCCAGTGCTTTCAAAACAGCATCCGCATCATCTAGATATGAGTCACGGTCATCTTTGAATACCTTAGACCAAGGAGCTGGTACAGCCATCCCAGCTTCCTTCCAGGCCACGCGGCAATTATTGTAGAGCGCGCGTGCAATCAACACCCTCAACACGCCCTCAGTTTGTTTCTGCATCTAACAGCTCCTTCCCTATAGCTGCCGTTACGCTATCGATCTGGCGTTGCTGGCAGTACGCTTCGAAGGTTTCTGCACGACCTCTAGCGGCCTTGGATTTTACCTGTACGAGCCTGGGCCTGGGCCTGCCGCGTACTAGTTCCTTAAGCTCTATACCGTGCAGCTCAACCTTCAGTTCCTTGCACACAGCCTTTATCTTGTCTCTATGCTTGGGCCAGTCAATGAACTCAGCCCTAGGTAAATACAGCCGCACTTTGACACGGTCACCTTCATTGATACGGTGCCTAGTATCTTTCAAGTTCCCGGGGGATGTGATATCTAATACCAGCTTCTGTGGGGCTGGGAAATGAGCGGGCTGGGTCTTGAAGTCAGCATCAGCGATCAGAACGCGGGGCTGGAATCTGTCCCCATAGTGCACGTGCCAAGGACAGCCAATGTAAGTGATCGGCCCAACCTGCTGCGGATTGTGGACATCACCTGAGAATATAGGGCATCCCATTCCTTTGAACGCAGACGGGTTGAGTCCATCGAGTTCGAACCCCGACTCACTCTTTGCACCACGGAATGTCTGATGCATGAATATCGCATCGCAGTTCTTGAACTGGTATCCACCCCATTCCTTTTCCGGGTGGCGGGTATGGGGAAGGAAAAAGACCTTTCGCTTACCCTTACCCCCAACTGGAACGTGAAGCATGACAGGTTCACGGATGTAGATTACGTTCAACATGCCGCCGAGAAACCGAAAGAACGGTTCTTTAGGATTTGCGCTATAACAGTGATTCCCCATCATGATATAGACCGTGAACGATTCCGACAGTAGCCTTACATTTTCAACCACCTTGTTGACGAACCAATCCGCGTGTCGGTCTTTGCGGTCAGTCAGATCCCCGGGTATGATCACGGTCGTTGCCTTGGTAGCGTAGTTCTTAACGCACCAGGGGAAGATGTCGAACCGATACTGATCCTCTGCCTTCTCGGACAGATGTGGATCGGTGAACAATATGGTGGCTGGCTTAAACATAGTTATGGAGGTGGTTGAAGGCATCTTGGCATGAGCCGTTCTGTATCAAGCGATCAAGGTAAACAGAAGCCGCCTCAATACCATGTGATTCGATCATTCTGGAAACTATTACAGGCGTTTCACAAACCCACCCAGACCCATAACCAAAATTGACCAAGCTTCTGTGCTCAGATGGGCTGTGCTTGGCTAATCTCTCATGAACTAAAGCCAGTGCTTCCTGAGACGGCGTGCCAACACCGGGGCCACCAAGGAATATGTTCAGATTACAGAATTTGCAGTGACAGACATTATATTCAACGTGGTAATGTCTGTCACCAACACGTTGAACGGCATGGCTATCGAACCAATGCGGGCACTCAATTTTGAAACACTTGCAACAGAACCAGACCAAGCCGTGGGAGTATGGATTAGTAATATCCTTGTTATAGAAATCCTTAAACAGTTCTACATAACGATCTGCTTGCTGCCAGGATATATAGGCATGGACCATTGAGTGTGGACTCAAACGGTGTGCTTTGGCAGCTTGGATGTTATAGATCCTTGCTTCTGCCTCAGCATCCCATCGTATTGTTCTTGATAACTGAACATTATACAGCGCACTGTCTATCATATCACATACCCCAAATTAAGCTTGGAACAGTTCAATAGACACAAGGTTCGGGTGGAAGTAGACCTTCGGTATTGGTCTTCCTGAACTACTGACCGTCAGAGCCTCTAGCTTGCCTTCAGTGTGATACTTGGCAATAGCATTGCCTATTCTTTCAACATCGATATCAACGATGTCTTCGTTACCGTCACTTGTTCTAACCCTGGCCCTGATCATTTCTTTCTCCGCTTCAAATGAATAGGCGGCAGCGTCTCTTTCAGGAAACGCTCCCAGTCTAACACATGGACCTCATCCGTGTAGACGGCACTTTTGATTGAGACCCATAATGGAATACAGCCGCGAAATATGGTGCGATACGGCAGGTATTCCAACCCGAGCTGTTCCAACCCTTCAGCCGTTACGAACAGCAGCGTAGGATACCTGTTCTCGCGCGCCACCATGAATGGCTCGCGTTTGAAGGCCGCACTTTCGCGCCGGTGCTTAATCCAGTAGTCATGGCTCTTGCCTGTATGCTTTGCCAGCATCTGGCCTAGCTGGAGCGTCTTAACATGCTTGCACTCGACCGAGAACACTTTCATAAAGGCATCGCCGAGAGCATCAATAGCTTGCGCATCTCCGGCCTGTGCGCCTCTGTTCTTGCCGCTGCGCAGCCCTATCGTAGCCCGGCCGCCTGACATAGCCGTGCGCCAGAACACATCGTCGCGTTCACCGCTGCTTATCCACAGCGAAAGCTGACGGCACACCTGCCGCTCAAAGCTTGCACCCTTAGTTGAGCTGCCTCCGGGTCTCATTTAAATACCTGCCCTAATTCAATAGCTATAGCGTCATCAATGATTTTACGCGATACCATATCAATGATAGGCAGTGCTAACACTTTGCATTCATCTAAAGATTTCAAGAAGCCGCGAGAACTATCCTTTGGGTCTATTGATGCAAGCTAGATGATCTTGGCAACATTCAGAATAAGATCATTATCAACCACACTATCCCTCCCACGGTGAGTGCTTGGCTGGATTCAGCCTGTCGAAATTCTCCCGCATCTCATCGGCAATTATCTTGAACTTTTCACTGCCGGACAGATGTCGTAGCAAGACCTCAACCACGGTCCACTTGGCCCATTGCCAAAGCCTAGTCTCACCGTCCTCGATTGTAGCAACCAAGGCTTCAATCAATTCATCCGGGTCATCAGTCTCAGTCAGGGCTATGTTCACCCTGTCGCGCGCTGGTAGCACACCCCAAAGCTGGATCCAATGCTTGCGCTGTGGGCTCCAGCGAAATATCTCATTGATCTGATCCCCATCAACCTCAACAATGTAGTCACCATCAGTCTTGCCCTTCTTCTGCACGGCTTGGTTGAGAGAGTTGTTAGGGTCGTACCAGAACTTATAGCTTCCCTCTTTATCGCCAGTGCGCGTAGCGACGGTGACACCATACGCCTTCGGAAGCCTAGGTCGCACGCGCGTCATAACCCTATCTCATTCTTGACCACGAACCATTCCGCTATCTTGAGCGTCACATCATCACCAGCATTGAACTCATGATGTCCGTTCATACATACTGAACGCGGCACCCAAAACTCTTCACCACGCTCATCAGCAACTAAGAGTGCCTTGCCATTTGAAGGCGCGGCCTTGATCGTGCAAGCAATGTCCATGTACGATTCGCGGTCAGTCATTGTATTTTCTCCTGGGCGGGAGGAACGACTTTTCGATCTCTGACCACCCTGCAATCACATTGGTTGCCAAGAGCTGGCGAATGTCATCGGCACCGTCGACTTCAACATGCATGGCCTCTTCGCGTATAGCCTTCAGATCGTCAAGGCTCAAGCTGGTGCGCCTGTGCTGCTTGTTCGTAACGAGCCAGTCAATGCTCGCTGTGATATCTTCGATGCCGTACCCGAACAAGATGGGGAAGTCACAGGTACGGAACGGCAGGCCCACCTTGTTCTTTGTACACTTCATTCTGATCTGGACGCCTATGGTACGCTCTACACCCTTCAGCTTGCGCTTGAGCTCGCCCAGGTGCGCTAGGTAGGCAACCTGTGAAGCATAGAAGTCCAGGGCTTTGCCGCCCGACCGTGAGTACTTGCGGCCGAAGGTCGCCCCGATGTTATCCCGTATCTGGGATATGATCATGAAATGGCATTGTTTGGCTTCGACCTTCTTTATAGCGCGCCTGAACAGTTGTGACATGCCTTTAGCTTTGCCAGCGCCGAAGGTTGCTTTATCAATTTCCCTACCCATTTCAGCCGCATCCGACAGCGCATCCAATGAGTCCAAGATGTACAGGCCTCCGCGCTTCATCCTGGATAGAGCGCCCATCAGGTCTTCGAACACGGCTTCAACCGTCTCGAGTTGTGAATCAGGCCGCTCAACACGGTCCATGGGTATTCCAAGAGCAGCGGCATAGGCATCATCGAAGGCAGCTTCTGTCTCGACATACCGAATCATGCCTTTGGGAAACTTACGGCTGAAGTTGGCCATAGCCTCGCACGCGACCAGGGTCTTGCCTGTGCTCTTGTCACCGACGATGTTAGATACGCGGCCCAAAGGCCAGCCGCCGCCTAGCACACAGTCGAGCACGGTTGCTCCCGTATGTACGAACTCTAGATTGGCGCTAGGGGCGAGAAAATACTGATCTCGCCCCTCTTTGGCCAAACTAGGTCGCGGGCGCTTAGTCGTCGTCTTCGTCTTCATCAGCCTTCTTCTTGCCACTCTTCTCTTTGGCGCGCTTCGCTGCCGCCTTCAGCTTGGCAGTGGCAGAGTTGCCGTCCTCTTCCTCTTCATCTTCATCTTCCGCGGGTTTCTTCTTAGCCTTGGCCTTGGGCTTGGCTTCTTCCTGCTGTTCTTCCCACGCAGCCTTCACAGCCTTGCGCTGCTTCTTGGTGCCATCGATTTCGTCGAGGTCGATGTCGAGCCGGTGCTTCTTGACGAACTTAGCGAGATCACCCTCATCCATCTCATCGAAGTCCAGGGCTTCATCTTCCCCCTCTTCTTCCCCTTCCTCAGCATCAGGGTCAGGCTCTTCTTCCTCTTCCTCATCCTTGCCCTTCTTCTTGGCCTTGCCCTTGGGCTTTTCATCCTCGTCCTCATCTTCATCAAGACGGGGGCGCTTCTTGCCTTTGGGTTTTTCGTCTTCCTCATCCTCGTCGACAGGCTTCTTCTTGGTCTTTTTCTTGGGCTTCTCATCCTCTTCGTCTTCGTCTTCATCAGACTTCGGTGCCTGCCCCGCAAGAATGGCTGTGAGGTATTTGGCATCATAGAACTTGAGGAGACTGTCGATCGGGTTCTCGGCAATGAACTCAAGTACCTTGGCCATATCGTCTTCATCTTCGAGGATCGGCGTGGCGTTACGGACCAGCTTGACGCCAGTGTATTTCGTGCGAAGCTGTGCGCCCTCTTTGTTGAAGGCCACATCATAGCCTTCCTGTGGATGATCGCACGGCATGATCTCACCAGACTCATCGTCCTCACAAGCGAGAAGGACGTCTTTGTGCGTGCCGTGCGGTGCGGCCCAGAACACGGGCATGTCGGGCTCGTCCGACTTACGATCAAGCAGCCACCAGCCCTTTCGCTTGCTGGGCTTGAAACGCTTGGAGTCGTCAACATCACCGTCAGCGGCAAGACGCCTTGCTTCTTCACAGATGGGGCACTCTTCATCCTTCATCTGTAGGCAAAGATAAGGCTGCTCCTCGGCGCCGATGCGATAGTGCACCAGGATAGGATAGCCGAAGTCATCGGCGTCATCCCAGGTTGGCGGCAGAATACGGATTCGGTTCTTGCCGTCCTGTGCCTTGAACTTCGGGATACCGTCCTTGACGATATCATCGTAGCTGCCAGAACTTTCCTGGCTCTTCTGCTTCCAGGTGCTGGCATCCCGCTCCTGGTACTTGAACTTCTGCTTCTTGCCTTTATCAGCCATGGGGCCGATCTCCTTTCAACTTGCTATTGAATCGCATTCTACGGTGAAACTGTTCTCTGCCTTTGTGCCAAGCCTCAGACGCAAGACGAATGGCCGCATAGAATACCGCCAAAGCGAGCACTACTCCCGCACTGATGCTTAGAACAAAGAACACATAGTCGGCAAGACGAGACACGGTCAGTCGTCTCCCCGCCGCCTAGACTTGCTGCGCTCCTCGCTCTTTTCGACCTTTCGCATTTCGCTGAGCCGCTGCCGCACCTGATCAGCCTTATGATCGCTGGCCTTGTTAGCTGAGCCGCGAACTGAACGGTCAGTGTAGTAACCTGATACATGAAGCTCAACCAGATCGCGCAGCATCGATGACCGCTGGCGAAATGCGTCTTTCAAAGCGCTGAGCTTCTCATATTCCTCTCTGATGTTGCGGGCTGTTTCAACAGCCTCCTTAGACTGCGGGTGCTGTATGATAGCCGATCTGACCACAGCTTCTGTGACCTTTTCCTCGTTTTTCTCCAACTTCGCACGGATTAGTGGATCGAGCTTGGCCTGAATAAGCTTCACGTCCTCTTCAGCGGCATCCATCCTGGACTTTGCCAGCACAGCGGCTTCAGCCACTACATAGTAGACCTCAGCCTGCTGCTCGATCTCTTCATCGAGGCTGTGCTTGTCAATAGAAGC